GTTCTATGCATTCTTCGATGGTATTGCACTTCCCAAGAAATTAGTTACACCTAAAATCATGGGATTGGTAAAAGATCCATCTACTGATGCAAAGACTAATAGTATTCCATTCCAAATTGGTGAGACAGTTCATGTTACTAAAGGAAATGGTAAGTTTAGATTTAAGGGAAGAGTTGCAGCTCCAAACGAAGGATTCCAAATCAATCCATTAGACGGTTCAGATATTACATCTATTAGTGATTATAAGTCTAACTTGGCATTTATTAATATTGATACTAAATCTCTCGCTGATCAGGCAAAAGGAACTTATTATGGTTCACCCAAGATCAATGATTATATTGTTGGTGAAACATCTGGTGCTATTGCTAAGGTTAATAATAAAGACTTAGTTACTGATAAGAAAGGTAAATTAAGAGGATCATTCTTTATTGATGCTCCTAGTGTTGAAGGTAATCAGAAATTTAAGACTGGTACTAAACTATTCAGATTAAGTGACACTGCTGATAATAGTAAAGTAGTTGGTGTATCAGATTCTAATGGTGAAGCAGAATTTACATCTTCAGGTTTATTACAAACAACTCAAGAAACAATCATCTCAGTTAGAAATGCTAAGGTAACATCTGAGGACATGAAAGATGCTAGAACTTTGACTAGTTCAAGTGTATCTACTGAAACAGAAACTAGATGGTGTGACCCATTGGCACAAACATTCCTAGTTGAGGACTCAGTTCTTGAGGGTGGTGTATACTTAACTAAGATTGACTTATTCTTCTTTACTAAGGATGCTGAAATACCTGTTGCTATGGATATTAGAACTGTAGAGAATGGAACTCCAACACAGGATATTCTACCGTTATCCAAAGTAGTTAAAGATCCTGATGATGTGTTTACATCAGAAGATGCTTCTAAACCCACTACATTTACATTTAAAGCACCTGTATTCCTTCCATTCAGAAAGGAACATGCAATCGTCCTTACATCTGATTCTAACCAGTATAAGGTATTCATATCGTTACTTGGTAGAGATGCTATTGATGCTGCACATGCAGGAGAGAAAATATCGGAACAACCATACATCGGTGTCTTATTTAAGTCTCAAAACGCTTCTACTTGGACTCCTACTCAATATGAAGATCTTATGTTTAAGATCTATAGAGCAGAGTTTACAATTCCATCTACAGCATCAAATAGTACACTTGTACTAGAAAATGCACAATTAGGTGAAGCAAATGGTGGATATTTGAATCTAAGGTCTAATGCACTTCAGACAACCTCTGGTAGTGATGAGATAAGAGTATTCCATAGTAATCATGGTCAACAGTCTAATCTCAACTATGTTGAACTCAGTGGAGCAATTTCTGAAGTAGCAGATACTGCTGTTAATATGGCACAAGGTTTAACCACAACAGGTCTTTCATTGACTGTTGATGATGCATCTCAGTTCCATACAACAATAGGTGGAAGTGCTGTAAGTAGTACTAACCTTGGTTTCCTTAAGATACTTGGAACTGCTGAGGATGGTAGTGGAGATGAGATAATTGCATATGAAGGTATTGCAGGTAATGTTATTACAATCAATTCTGCTGGTAGGAATTATTCAGGAACTTCAGGTTCTGGTACTGGATTAGCACATGCAGATGATGCAGTTGTACAATGTTATAACCTTGCAGGTATTCCATTAACCTTAGTGAATGGAACTCATAACAGTGCAACAGGTGGATTAATCTCTATTAATAGTCCACACTCTTACAACTTGAAAATTACTGGTAAGAATGCAGGTAAGAGTATTAACTGTGGTGGACCTAATATGGTTGTATCGCAAAACGTTCCATGGGATGTTCTTACACCACAGATACAGAGTCAGGTAGAACCAATGACAAGTATCGTTGCTAGAGTTAAAGGTACTAGTGGAACCTCATGTGGTCCTTATCCAGCTGGAGAGAGTGCAGAGACTTCATTTGTTAAAGACGCTGCATGGCAAGACATTACTATCGCTGAGGAGAATTATTTCCCAGATACTAAGATTGTTGCTAACCAGTTAAATGAAATTAATAGAATGAATAGTGCTAAGTCATTTACTATGGAAATAAATCTTGGCACCGAGGTATCTCACTTATCTCCTGTAATTGATTTAACTCAGTGTGCTATCATCACTACAGCGAATCAATACAATAACATTACTCCAACATCAGGTATAGGTGGAGAATGTGCTGCTAACTATATTACTAAGGTAGCAAGACTAGAGAAGAGTGCTAGTGGTATTAAGGTCATGCTTTCTGCCAATACATTCAATCAGTCTAAGATTGTTGTGATGTATAAGTTAGTACCTGTTGGTTATGCAGGTAATCTTGATGACCTACCATTCCAGTTCTTTAATACTGATGGAAAACCAGATAGCGGTGAATTAGTTCCTCAAAATGATTTAACCACATTTACTGATTATGAATTTAGTGTAGAGGATACTGATGATTTTGATGCATTCCAGATTAAGATTAGTCTTCTAAGTTGGAGACAACCATACATACCTAGAGTAAAAGACTTTAGAGCGATAGCGTTGGCATAATGGAAAAAGATGTAATCGAACTGATTCCTGTCGAAGGACATAACCAACTCGGTAGGGATCCAAATTCTAATGCGATTTTAAATACCGATGTAAGTGCGTATGAGGCTTACAGAAAAGCTCGAAAAGAAGCAAAGAGAAAAGAAGCGGAACTGTCTACTTTAAAAGATGAAGTAGCGGAACTTAAAGCACTTGTAAATACTTTGGTTCATAAAGAGGATAAATAGGTTTAAGCTAAATAATATAGTTGTAGAGAATGGCTAGTGCTGTATCCAATTTACTGATATATCAAGGTTCTGATTTCATCATCGACTTCACTATTGAAAACGATAATGGGACAGTATTTAACTTAACTGGATATACAGTAGCATGTAAAATCAAAAAGCATTATACAAGTAGTACGTCCACTACTGTAACTGCTGCAATTCTATCACCTGCAACTAGTGGGCAGATTCAATTATCTCTCACAAATGGACAAACGACTGCAATGAAGTCAGGTCGTTATGTATATGATGTCGTAATTACTTCGACCTCTGGTATTAAATCAAGAGTACTAGAAGGTTCTGTCAGCGTACTTGAGGGGGTAACTGTCTAATGGCAAGACTAAGATTTGGAGACCAAGCGGTTCCAAGAGTAACAAGAGTCGCCACTGGTGGTGGTGGCGGTACTATCGGAGGAATGTCCGATGTAGACCTTACGGATACTTCGCAAGGTGGTATTGCCGATGGAGCATTACTCATATATGACGCTTCTAACACAAAATTTGTGCCAACAAATGTATTGAATAACGTAACTATCAACGGGGGTAGCTTCTAATGGCATCAAATATACTCATTAAAAGGAGTACTGGGGCAACAGCACCAGGAACCATTACTTACGGTGAATTAGCCGTAACTATTGGTGGTAACGGTACACAAGCAAACGCGGATGACCGCCTGTTTGTTGGTGATAATAACGGTGCTGCCCAAATAGTAGGTGGTAAGTATTTCACTGACATGCTCGATCATGTCGCAGGTACTCTTACTGGTAGTTCTGCAGTCATTGTAGATAGCAACTCAAAGGTAGATAACTGGAATGTAGATGATATAAACTTAAATGCTAACACCATAACAACTGGTACTGCAGACACTGACCTAGTGATTGCTGCTAATGGTACTGGTAAGGTCGTTATACAAGACGGTCAAGAACTAGAATTTGGTACTACTGGAGATGTAGAATTAGTCTTCAATGATTCTGACAGTGTTCTAGACATCAAACGTGCTGCAGGTACCCCCGACTTGCGTATCGCTGATGATATGAAGATCGCTTTCGGTACTAATAAAGATGGTTCTATTCGTTATGATGAGACAACTCTAGACAAAGTTAGAGTTGAGGGTGCTGATTGGGAGTATGACAACGGAGTAGCAATCAAAATAGCAGACACAACTGCTTCTACTAACTCAACATCTGGTGCATTCCAAGTTGTTGGTGGTGTAGGTATTGGAGGAAAGGCATCTGTTGGTGAACTTCTTGTGGAAGGAGATTCTCAAATTGGTGATGCAAATACAGATAACTTAACTGTTAACTCCACAACTATTTTCCAGAATGGTGTTACCTTTAATGGTCAAACAAACATCTCTGGTAATACAGCTCAGACTGGTCAAATTGAGATTGATAACCTCAAGTTAGATGGTAATACACTATCTACTATCAACTCTATTCAAGAATTGATACTTGACCCTGATCCTGCAGGTGGAGATGCATCAGGTTTGGTTATTATTAAAGGTGACCTACAGATTGATGGTACGACAACAACAGTTAACTCGGCAAACATGTCAGTTAATGATCCTACCATTGAACTTGCTGATCCTACCGTCGTCTTAACTGTCAACACTAATGCTACTTCTGGTGCTACTGATTTAGTTGTTGATAAAATAGACGGTTTGAGTGTTGGTGACGCAGT